AATAACTAAAAGATATGCTAACGTTAGTATTAGAGAATATTGGAAAAATGAAGTTAATAGTTATTTTGAAGACGAAGATGATGTTAATGATTTTATTTCTTGGTTTGGTGATGATTGGTGGGAAGGTGAAATGATTGATAGAGAAGATTATGATGAAGAAACAACAGATACCGATATTGATAAAATAAATAAATTAACTTGATATTTATTATAAAACAAAAAAAATGAAATTTGGTGAATTAAAATCTAAGATAGAAAAATGTTTGGCGGAATCTTATGCTAAAGACTCAGTTAAAAAAGATTTATTCGTGTTCAGTGAAATGGTCCTGAAAAATAAAAACGTGTCAAAACTATTTTACTTGTATGATGAATTATCATCAAAAAAAGGTTTAAATGAAGACGTTGCAAACGAATATATAAATCAATCTATCATTATTTACGAAAACACAATAAATAAAATCCCAACCAAAACTTTTTCTGAATTAAAAATGTGGATTGGTCATATTAAAGCAGAAAATGATTACAAAAACATCGACAATCTATTTTCTAACGGACTTTTGACTTTGGAAGATAAAATTAAAAGTAAAAAACTTATTTCAGAAAATTTACAAAAAAGTGTTATTGTGGAAAATAAAGAAACTATCAATGTACCTTTAAAATCTATGTTGAGTGTTGCAAACAAAAATGTGAAATCATTTTTATCGTCTTTAAATGAGTCCGAGAAAAAAGAGGTTATGAAGATTTTATCCACACCAAAATCAGAATTGATAGAATCTTATAATAAAATTAAAGAGGAAGTTTTAGAGAAACTTGAAGATAAATTATCTGAAAGTGATCAAGAAACAAATCAAACCATAGACCAAGTAATAAATAAACTTACCACCGAATCTTTTAACGAAATCAACTACTTTAAATTGAAAAATCTTTCAGAAGGAATTTAATTATTGTTTCTGAGTTTTTGTACATAAGTTGCTTTTTGAATAGATCTTCTTCTTTTAACAGAATCTTTTTCAAACTCTTTGTTTTCAAACAAAATTTTGTTTTGTTTAGTTTTAATAACCTTACTTTTTAAATCCTTTAACGATTTTTCAATATTACCTTTTTTTACTTCTACTATTAGCATAAATTTTTAACTTTGTTGATATAAATATAAATATTTCATATAATTAATCAAAATAAACGATAAGAGTATGATAAAAATTTATGAAAAAAGGTAAAACAAGTAAGATCAATGGGTTTAGAACATTAAAATCACAGTATGGGACCATTGATTCTCAAAATCTCAAATCAATTTACGTCAACATTCAAACGTGGGTAGAACCTAAAGATGAGGTTGAAAATTGGGACAGAGTTGTTTTGAACATGACAAGATCAGTTAAACATTCTATATATGAGAATATAGATAAAGAAATTTTTGACGACAAATTTATCGTCGATTTGGATTTAAGAACAAGTGGAATCCAATTAAAAAAGAAATCTTTTATGAATATAGAAACAAATTTATATTTAAAACAACATATGGATTTTAAATCACCAAAATTAAAAAAAGTTGTAAAAAATCTCGTTAAAGATATATACGGTGATGTGTTAAATAAAAACAAATACTTCAAATTTTATTTAACTAAAAACGGAAATCAAAAACCCATAAAGAAAGAAACTGAAACTATTTAGTATTTATAAAGAAAATATTAAATGGACAATTTAAAAATATTAGGACCAAGAGATTCAGGTCGTGGGATTCTTGTTGAGTATGATGCGGGTTATATCGATCCAAATGAACGAAGAAACTTATCTATGATAAGAGAAAATCGTAATATGTTAGATCATTCAAAACCTTTTGAGTTTTATGCCGTATTACAAAAATACGACACCCCAAATAGAAACGGAAGAATTTACCCTGAAAATATTTTAAAAAGAGAAGCCGAGAATTATAAAAAAATGATTCAAAAAGGAACCGCTCTTTCAGAATTAAACCACCCTGAGTCTTCTCTAATAGATTTAGATAGAGTTTCCCATATGATTACTGATATATGGTGGGAAGGTCCTGTATTGTTAGGTAAATTGAAATTACTAACAAGTCCTGGATTTCATGAAAGAGGTGTTGTTTCTACTAAAGGTGATTTAGCAGCAAACTATCTTCGTCAGGGAGTTACTTTAGGTATTTCTTCTCGTGGGGTTGGGTCATTAAAAAAAGTTGGTGAGCAAAACGAAGTTCAGGAAGATTTTGAATTAATTTGTTTTGACCTTGTATCTTCACCTTCTACACCGGGAGCTTATTTGTTTTTAGATAAAGATGATAGATTACAATTTGAAGAAAACTTAGAAGAGGAAAATAAAAGAAAAGTTGAGTTAAATGTTGGTCCTACAGGAAATGCTTCTCTTGACTTAATGAAAAGATTATCCGATTATTTGGATAAATAAAAAAATTATGGACGAAAAGTATTTTATCGCAAGAATCACAACTGATATGGTTGATGAGAACACAGGAAAAATTAAAAAAATGAAAGAGGAGAAATTGGTTAAGGGTTATTCACCTACCGATGTTGAGGCGAAAGTAACAAAAGTTTATGAAAATTATTCTATGGATTGGCGAATTACCGCAATTGTGGAATCAAAAATCGATGAGGTTATCGAAGAATAATAATCATTAAAATAATGGAAAATGGGAGGAGATTAAGTTCTTTTCCCATTTTTTTTTGCCTACAAGTGTCAAAAATCAAATTTTTTTTAAAAACAAAGATATTTATTTGATAAACTATTGAAAAATAATATGTCAAAAAACAAAAATGTAGTAGAGGATGCTCTTTTCCAAATTAAAAATTTGGAGGAAGCCCTACAAGAAAATGCAAAAGGAATACTTCATTCTACAATGAAAGAAGAAATCAGACAATTAGTAAAAGAGTCTTTGAAAGAACAAGATGAGACTGAAGATGATGTCGAAGTTAGCGGTGATGAAGAAATTATGATGGGTGATGAAATACCATCAATTGATGATCAAGATGACGAAGACGAAATAATGATGGATGATAAAATGCCAAACATGAATGACGAAATGCCAAACATGGATGATACCATCGATATGACCGACGCAAGCGATGATGAGGTCTTAAGAGTTTTCAAAGCTATGAGTGATGAAGATGGAATAATCGTTAAAAAAGAAAATGGTATGTTAAATTTAAAAGACGGCGAAGACGAGTACATGATCCAATTAGGAGAATCAGAAGAAGATTTCATGGGTATGTTTGATTCAGATGAAGATGATTCAGATGAAGATGATTCAGATGAAGATAATTTTTCATTCGAAATGGGTGAAGAATATTCTGAAGATGATTTCGAAGAAAAAGACGAAATTATTTTTGAATTAGAACTTGATGATAAACTTCCTATGGAAGAAGAAGATATGAATATGTTTTCTATAGAAGAAGAAGACGATGATGATATCGACTTAGGCCCAATGGAAGAAGAAGAAACTGATATGATGGGTTATGAAAAAATGTCAATCGACGACGAAATCATGGAATCAATTAAAAAATCAATGAAACCAAAAGGTGTTGGGTTAGGGAAAGGTCCTAAATTCGGTTACGATAAAAAACCTAACATGAATGGAGGTTTTAATACTAAAAGAAAAGAAGCGTTTGGTAAAGGAACAAAGGCTGTTGGTACAGGTAAGGCCAAATTCGAATACAAAGAAGGATTTGATAAAGTAACTTTAGGTGGAAACAAAGGTGATAAATCAAAAACACATCCAGGTAAAAAAGATTACATGGATACAAAAATGATGATGAAACCTAAAAAAATGGAAACCAAAGAAGCGTCTCGTACTTACGGTAACGGATCTAAAGAAGGAAGAGGTTTAAGAAAAGGTATCACACCTAACAGAAACCTAACATTTGAATCCGTAGATAGGAGCGAATTAAAATTGTTAAGAGAAAAGAATAACGAATACAGACAAGCACTTGACGTATTTAGAACTAAACTAAATGAAACTGCGGTATTCAACTCAAACTTAGCATACGCAACTCGTTTGTTCACTGAACATTCAACAACAAAACAAGAAAAAATCAATATCCTAAGAAGATTCGATTCTGTTGAGAGTTTGAAAGAATCTAAAGCGCTATATCAAACAATCAAAAATGAATTGGGATCAACAACAAAGGGTAGTGAATCAACAATTGTAGAATCAATTGAAAGAAATGTCGTTAAAACACCTTCAACAGGATCGGCAGTAAATTTAATTGAATCTAAAACGTATGAAAATCCTCAATTTATGAGAATGAAGGATTTGATGGCGAAAATAAAATAAACATAAACAAAAAATAAAAAACCAAAAAAATGGGAGCATTATTAGAATCAGGTCTTGTTGGTAACATCGGTCTTAAGCACCTTAAAGTTATCAAAGAAGATACAATTAACAAATGGGACAGATTAGGGTTCCTTGAAGGTCTTAGAGGCCACCTAAAAGAAAACGTAGCTCAGTTATATGAAAACCAAGCTTCTTTCTTGATTAACGAAGCAACTGCTGATGGAGGTTCTAACGGAGCTTTCGAAACTGTTGTTTTCCCAATCGTAAGAAGAGTTTTCTCTAAATTGTTGGCTAACGACATCGTTTCTGTACAAGCAATGAACTTACCTATCGGTAAATTGTTCTATTTTGTACCACGTATCCAAGGATACCAAGAAACAGCACCTACAACTCATTATCCACCAATTGGATCTCCTGAGGCAGTGAACGGAAACATTAACGATCCTAACCAAGGATATCCTAACAACCCTAACGCTTACTCTAAAAACCTTTATGACTTGTTCTACGAAGGAAATGAGGCGGCATTAGATCCTCCAGGATTATTTGATTACTCAAAAGGAAGATATACTGCTTGTACATCTAACACAACAGTTCAAAAATGGGTTGGTGATCAATTAGTAAACGCTAGTAATAATGATCCAGTTTATATTGGAAACCATAGAAAAGTTTTAATGAAACTTTGTGGATTTACAAACGTTGGAGCTGGAAAACTTATCGGTCCTGATGGTCAAGAAATGGATACAGAATCTTTCTTATCTGATTTGACAATTACTAAAGGTAATGGTTTAGGTTTAGATGCTAGTACTCCATGTCCAGTTGGAACTGGTCCTCTATTATTTAGAGTTGTTACTCAAATCTACGGAAAAGGTATCGTACAATACGGAAACCAAAGAAAAACTAACTTTAATTCATTTACAGGAGCTGCGGCGACTTTGAATGATTCAGGTAACGGAGGTTCTTTCTATGATATCTGTGATACAGAAGGATGTATCTATTTAGAAGTTGATTTATCTTGTCCAGCATGTCCTACATGTGGTGACGATAGTTTAGATGGTTACACAGGAACTACAATCACTGGAATTACATCAGGTACTTCATTCAGCGCAACTTGGAGACGTTACGAAGAGTTAGAGTTTGAAGACAAAATTGGTGAGGTTTCTTTTGACCTTGAGTCAGTAACTGTATCTGTTACAGAAAGAAAACTAAGAGCACAATGGTCTCCTGAATTAGCTCAAGACGTTGCGGCGTTCCACAACATCGATGCTGAAGCTGAATTGACAGCATTGTTGTCAGAGCAAGTAGCTGCTGAGATCGACCGTGAAATTTTACGTGACTTACGTAAAGGTGCGGCTTGGAACTTACGTTGGGACTACAACGGATGGAGAAGAATTGGTGCTACCACTTCTTACACTCAAAAAGACTGGAACCAAACTTTGATTACAGCAATCAACCAATTGTCAGCACAAATCCACAAATCTACTTTGAGAGGTGGTGCTAACTGGATCGTTGTATCTTCTGAGGTTTCTGCCATCTTTGACGATTTAGAATACTTCCACGTATCTAACGCGGCTCCTGAGCAAGACCAATACAACATGGGTATTGAAAGAGTTGGTACATTAGCAGGTCGTTACCAAGTTTACCGTGATCCTTACTTCCCACCAAACCAAGTTTTGATCGGACACAAAGGAACTTCATTGTTAGACACAGGTTACATTTACGCACCGTATGTTCCTCTACAATTAACACCTACAATGTATAACCCATTCAACTTTACGCCAATCAAAGGTATTATGACCAGATACGCGAAAAAGATGGTAAATAATCGCTTTTATGGCCGCATTACCGTTGATGGTGTTAGAACATTCGATTTAAGAGAATTGAGATAATCATAATCTTAAAGAATAACACTAAAGGGACAAGAAATTGTCCCTTTTTTTTATGTTTTTATATATAACTATATGTTTTTTGGATTAATACCCTATATTTATATATATGAAAAAATATGTCCCATCAGAAGAAGAAATTAAAACTATCCTTAAGATGTATAATGAGGATTTAATTGGGAGTCAAACAATTTCGGAAAAAATAGGATTAAATAAACAACAAGTGTTAAGAATACTTAAAGAAAATGGTGTTAAATTAGGTCCATCAGGTAGAAGAAATATTGGTGGTAAAAAAGTTGCGGATAAAAAATGGAGAGATTCTAATAAAGAATATTTATCTAATAAATCCAAAACTTGGTATGAAAATAACAAAGAACACAGAAAACAATATCTTAAAGAATACCGTGAAAAGAATGTTGATAAGATTAAACAAATAAAACGTGATTACGAAAGAAATCGTAAAGCGAGAGACCCCCTCTATAAACTAATCAGTAATTTCAGAACCGCAATTTATCAAGTATTAAAAGAAAATAACGTTAAAAAAAACGGACATTATTTTGATATTTTAAAATACACTCCCCAACAATTAATAGAACATTTAGAAAAACAATTTAGTGATGAAATGACTTGGGATAATTATGGTTTATGGCATGTCGATCACAAACACCCAATCTCATTATACAATATTAAAGAAATTGGTGATGATGAATTTTTAAAATGTTGGTCTTTAGATAATTTACAACCAATGTGGGGTTGTGAAAATATTAAAAAATCTAATAAATTATTTTAATAAAACTCTAATTGCTTTTGAAATAACTTCTGTTTCCCCAATTGTGAAAGCGCTTTTTCTATGTGCAGATTTTACAGACTCAATTATATAATATAAAGCGTGTTCATTATCCATTGTGGATAAAATAATCTCTAAATGTTCTTCAGATAACAAATCTATTGTTCCAAAAAGATTTCCGTATTTTTGTTGTTCCATAACTAAAATATAAGATATTTATATTTATAATCAAATGAATAAGTTAGATCAAATAATTAGAAAAGTCATTAGGGAGGCAACTGGTGATAGCACGAATTCAAGAGGATCTTATATTTTACCGTTACAACCTGGTTTTAGACCGTGGAGTAAATCTTCTTTAGGTCCATTTACCGATAAAGTTTCTGATTTTGATAGTCCTTTATTAGATTATGATAGTTATGATGGTTCTTTAGATGAAAGACTCGATGATATTAAAAAAATAGAAACGACGGCAAGAAAGGTGACTAATTTTATAAAAAATCATCCATACGCCACTTTTTCTGATGATGACGGTAATGTTATAAATCCCTTTATGACAAAAGAAGGACAACCTTCTTTTTCAGAAAAAATGAGTCCGTTTACAGAAAAAGTTCCATTTAATGAGTGGGTTGAAGTTGCCGATAAAGGTGTTTTAAATGAAGATTTAGCCGTTTGGTTTGGGACAAAGAAGAAACCTAAGGGGTCTTCTCAACCAAAAGGTCCTTGGGTAGATATTTGTCGTAAAGTCGATGGAAAACACCCTCCCTGTGGACGACAAGACACATCTAAAGGTTCATACCCAAAATGTCGAGCTGCAGGTGTTGCCGGTAAAATGAGCGATTCGCAAAAAAGATCTGCTTGTCAACAAAAAAGAACAGCAGAAAAAAAAGATACTCAAACAGGTAAAGGTCAAAAACCTGTTATGACAAGTTATAAACCAAGAAAAAAATAAAGATTATGAATACAAATAGATTTAAACAACTTTTAGAATCTCACATGGGTAATGTAAGGCCACTATTAGTCGAACAAGTAACAACAGGTAGTAATTTAGGACCTATTAATTGTTATAAATTAATTGACATTAGAAAAATGAGTGAAGGAACTCCATCGATCGAAATAGGGTCCTCGGTTGTAAATAACATTACTCAAGAAGAACCTGGACTTTGGAGTGTTGTGGTTAAAGTTCAAAACCCATCTATGATTCCTGACAGTCCTGTAGGTGAAGTTCAAACAGAATATGAATTAGATATTGTTCCTTTATCAAGATTTTTTAAAAGTCAATTAAATGCTGAAAATCCTGTAGATTCTAAAGAAATGATTGTGTTAACTTATGATTCTACAGGACAAAAACATTTTTGTAAGGCTAAAGACCCAAATGATCAATCAAATATAGTAGCTGTAAATCCTGCTAGTGGAGGATAGTTATTTTAATTTTAGACCTAATTTTTGATCTAATTCTTCATAAGAAAAAACAAAATTTTGGTAAAAATAATTTCTTTCTTCTTGAGTCCAAGTTGAGATTATCAACGCATCTTCATCCAAACTTTTTTGTATTTTTTGAAGTTTAGTTAAGGTATCTGAATTATTAATTGAATTTAAAGAATAAGCATCACAACCTGCATTTTTAGAAGTTTTACAACTAAGTAATGTTAGTGACAAAATAGTTACAATTATTAGACTTTTCATTTTTATTGGTTTTTTTGGGTTTCTTTAATTATTGCTTCATATACTTTATCTAACGTATTTTTTACATTAGACTTAATTGTAATTTCGGTGTTTGATCTTCTTTTTTCAGTTTCTGTATCATATAAATATGTAATTCTTTCGTAATCTCTATTAGAAAGTCTAACATCATAATGAAAAACGTGATTTGTTATTTCGACTCTACCATAATCAATTAAGATGAAAAGATTTAACTTTTCATTAATTATAAATCTTTTTTGAGACATGGGTGCGATCATAAAATCTGAATCTTTATCAGAAATCAATTTTACACAAATTTTAAATGCTGTTTTTTCATGTAACTCGACTTCTTCATAAGTCTTCATTGATGAAGATCTACCAATCTTATTTAATCTTACTTTAAATCGTTTGTAGAACCTGTTGAATAATTTTTTCATACGTTTGTTTTATTGTTCTACAAATATATGAATTAATTAGATTAAAAAAAATTTTTGGAAAAAAAATTCTTAAAAAAGTGGTTTTATTTTTTTTAACAATAAGGTGGGGAACATTTTTTATTTCCGTCTAATCCTTTGATTTTACCTTTACATACTTGAATAGCGTGGCCATTCGCATAAGCTGAAGGGTACACGTCATATTTTGCTTTAGCCGATGCCTTTCCTCTAGCACATAACTTTGTTCCTGTTTTTTTTCTACCTTCCATCATAACCATATCTCTATCATCAATGTTCATAGAGAGTTCCATACCATCTTTTTTTGATTCATTCATTAAAAAATCAAATACTTGATCCATGTTGTTTTTTGCTTCACTAATATGATCTTGTGCCCAATCATGTCCATTTTCTAATACAGATTCGATCATCCCATGATCCAAATCTAATAATAAATCACATTGTCTTCTCATTTGTTCTAAATTTGAAAAGAACATATATCTCGAAGATCTTTCTTCGTGAGTTTCTCTAATAACTTTTTTAATGATTGAGTTTAAATTTTTCATATATTAGTTGTTTAATCCGTCAGGTCCTCCGAGAGTAACCGCATTTTGTTGTACTACATTCATACCATAATTTGTTGTCCAAACAGGATGAGGTAATATTAATTCTGTGGTTCCGCCAGAACAATTAGGAGCACATAATGTGTATTCGTAATTAACATCTATTGTGTTATCATCCATACATTCAGAACAACCCCCAAAATACGCTGAAATTCCCGTGTAATTTGATGTTGGTGATTCACTATCATCTAAAACTTCACCACATAGGACAATCCCATTTTCTCCACTAAAGGAAAATGATATTCCAGGTAATACTGAACCATCTATTTCAACATCAACAAGTCCTCCTGATGTACAAAGTTGTAATACATAAATTGCTGCCATTTTCTTTTTTTATTATAAATACTTCTATTTTTTATTTACGATTTGAAATTGTATTTGTTTTTTATACGTATTGATCTGACCTGTCGATTTTACTTGAATATCTATAAAATATTCATTAGGTATTTTATCTCTCGTATCGAACATAAAATAATATTCATTAGGTGTTCTATTAATTTTAGTCCAATCTTGAACAATAACTTCAGTTTGACCTTCTCTAACATAAACACGATAGGACGCATCTACATTTGGTAATAATTTGTTTGTCGTATATGCCTCTTTAATTATAACACCAACTTTTCTTAAATCTGAATTAAGAATTTTTTCATTTTGTAAAATACCATAATAATCAAATCCAAATTGTTGTGGATTATTTACAGAAGTTCCAATTTGAATTGATTTCTTTGTTGGGTATATTGTAAAATCGTTAATTACATTTGGTAATTGTATCCCATTTAAAAATATATTTGACCATGTATCAGTAAAAATACAAGGGGTCTTGTAACCTAAAAGAGGTGGTATTGTTATCTCATACACACCTTGAGTTCTTTTACAACTTGGTAAATTTATTAACCCTTGAATTGGGGTTCCATTTGAATCACTTATGGTAACCAATGGATTTTGATCTAAATTCATAAAACTGCCATCTTCAAAAACATACAAATATAACTTGTTTGTTTTACCCAATGTAAAATAATTTCTGTCGTCTTGAATTAGATCGTCATAAGTAGTTTCTAAAAATGGTTCATAAAAAGTTTGTGTATGTCGAGTAAAAAACCCTACAGAATAACTTCCTTCAGTTCCTGTTAATAACTCAACTTGAGGTAGATATGCAATCCCCCAACCTACATGGTTAGGTATTCCACCATTAAGAAGACTATTGATCTCGTTTGTCATATCAAATTCGATATTTTCATCCCCAAACTGAAAATGTTGTACATCGACAATGGTTAATGCTGAAAATGGATAACCCCCCAAATTTAAATTATTATAAATTCCAGGTGCCCCCCATTTTCCTAATGTTGTAGTTTGATACCAATTTGATGGTCTATTGGAATAATTTCGATCACTTTCAATCGGGTCTTTGACATCGTAATAATCATAACCAACCCCTTCGTCCCAATATTGAGGTTTTGATGGATCATCATTCAAATAAGGTATTCTAAATAAAATTAAATCAAACGAAGTTGCTCTAAATCTACCATCAGGAGTTGTTGTATTCAATAACTCTTTGTTGAAATAAGAGGTATTAGTCATTTTTAACTTATGGACCATACCTGAAATACTACAATTCGTTGAGATAACTCCTGTTGTAATTTTTTGTTTTAAAAGTTCTAAATCTAAATCAAAAATAAATCTAGAATATCCCGTAGGATCACTTATACCACCATTTCCATAGAATAACTCCATAACAGGGTTTCTTCCTGTATTAACGTAACTATTAGAAACTATAGTATTATTTTTACTAAAGTAAGAATTATTTATCGACATTTACTTTTATTTATAAATATCAATTAATTCGAATATTTTGATTAAGAATTGTGTTATCGGCATCCTGTATTAATTTTCTAATATCATCAATACTTGTTCCGTCCGTTCCGATTGGTATTGGAGCTTTATTTATGTTATGTACGTGAGACCCTAAAAAATTCACAATAACATTTAATAATTTCATAAGTTGGTCACCTCTAACCATTGGATCTGTTCTATCTACAATTTCTTCAGTAAATTGAAGTTGATCAATTCCGTATAAAGAATCTTGTAAATTTATTTTTTGACCTTTTGCTTTTGTTGGTATTTGAGTTTTATGTGATAACAAATAAACATTATCACTACCTAAAACACTATATGATGTTGGATTTGGTCTGTATTCACTAACCTCAATATCTATTTTTTTAATTTCATTTTGTTGTCCAATAACCCCTCGAGACCAAACTAAAAAACTACCACTAAAAATATCATAAGGATTTAGTTTTATTTTTTTATTAAACAAAGACACCATTGGAAAATCTGTGGTTCCTGAAGAAATTAATGTATCTGCATTTTTTTTACTAGGTCTAACATAAAAAGGAAATTGATTTTCTAACATTAGATCTGGTTGTGGTGGATACATGGGATATCCATCTATTTTAATTTTTCCATCATTTACGTTATCGATAAATGTGTTTATCAAGTTGGATGCTAAATCAAAAGTTAAACCAGTAAAAAAGATTTCATAATCTACAGAACTTTTATAATTGTCTAAGTCCGACAAACCATTCACGTTTATTGTTGTTGTTTGTGGATTGCTAACTAATGTGAATAACTTTACATTACCATTGTAAAAAGTGTCACCTGTTGATCCACCACCAATTGTTTGTCCGCTAATAACAACACTATTAGTTAATTCCCACTCTATTAGTCTTTTTACTTGTAGAGACTTTGTTTGAGTAACATCTGCAGTTTCTTTGGGTAATTTTGTTCTTTCTAAATCAAAGTTTGAAATTTGTAAAAAACCCCAATTTGAATTTTTTGTTGGAAATGGGGACTCAAGAGTCGGAGGAGAACTTACTCCTGATCTAACTAAAACCGAATCTTGTTTAACAATAACATCTGACGCACCTCTCCCTAAAAGTGCATTGTCTTCAGGTTCTGGATAAATACCGAATACTTTAGGTATGGTTTTACCTTCATTATCTTTTAACGGGGCGGCTTGTTTCATATACTCACCACTAGACAACATACTTTGTGAGTTAACGTAAGTTTCTAATAAATTATTTTGTGGTTTTTGAATCGGGCCTTGTATGTAAAATTTAGAATTACCTGTTCTTTCTTTAACGTTTGAATAAAAAACATGAACGTATTCACCAATAGCCGGAACTTGTGAAATATAATATGGTAATAATGGTAAAAAAACTAATGTATCTTTTGAGGTCCATTGTTCTATTACTGGTATATCACCATTTGGTTCTATATCCACTTTAGTTTCTTGTTTTGGAAATACCCTTAGTCTTCCTAACATTAAAGGATCTTTATTGTCTAAGACCTCACCTTGAAAAATAGTTCTTCCCTTAAACATCATGTTCTACTTGTATATTCTTTATGTAATAAATTATAGGTATATTCTAACTTATCTAAATGGTCGGACATCTTTAATAAAGTCTCTTTAGTGTAATTAAAATCTTTTTCGACATATTGTAAAGCGAGTGCCAAATCTTTGTTTGAAGAATCTTTATAATTTCTAATGATTTCTAATATTTTTGAAGATTCTACTTTTTCTGTTTCTATTTTAAACTGATTTTCCATATGCTTTTTTAGGTGTTGTTAAAAATAATGGGGTTACCGTCAATTTTGGTACTGCAATTAATGTTTTACCATTTTGAGTACTTTCTTCATCCATTCCATCGATCATTGCAAAAACAGAGGCCATGAATTCATTTGGACTACCGTCCGGCATTGGTCCAGTCGGTATCCCTAACTCCTCAAATTGTTTCACAACGTTTATATATGCTCTTGTTGGTGAATACCCATCCAACAAACGAGATGTGAAAAGTAACGGTAAAGGAACATCGGCTCCCGAATTTTTTTCTATGCTGGATATTTTCTTTTTAAGTGCTAAACTTAATAACTTAGATAAATCATCAACTATTGATTTGCAATCTCGAAAGTCTTTTAACACTTTAATTCCAATACCAATACCTAATATTGTTAAAGGAAAAATCATATTTTTAATTCTTTTTTTACTTTCTTTGGCAATATCTTTCTTTAGTTCTAAAATCAATAGAGCAATATCTTTACGGACTATTTTGAAAATAATACCAGTAAAAATAGCACCTACTTTTGAAACAAACTCAATAAAAAATGTTTTGAAATTTTTAGTAAAATCTTCTAAAGTTACTGTTGAATCAACATCTACAGGATTTCCTATGGTTTTTGCCAAATACATAAACGGTAAAAGAATTTTAGGCGATAATATTGACGTAAGTAATGCTTTTGGGAATTCTTCAATCCATGATGAATCAAAGGCCAATTTAAATCTACCATCCGTCGTGTTGTAAATAACCGCAGATGTTTCCTCTAAAAAATTTGTTTGATTAGTACCTTCGGTAAATTGAATACTTGATAACGCATCAACTACGGCTTCGGTATTCATTTGTATATCTAAATTTTCACAATCCTCGAACTGAATTATATTTCTTTTGATATTTGACACATTTTCTTCGATTAACCTTAAATCTAATTCGGTTAATTCAAAAAAAGAATCGTCAATTAAATCATTTTCAGAGACTTTTGCGTTACCAGAAACATCAATAGATGCACTTGAATCATAACACAATCCCAAAGCTCTTTGGCATAATTTCATAAATTTTTGAAAGGATGCTATTTGGTTTTTACTACTATCTTTATATGAAAAAATAGAACCTGTTATGATGTTCATTAATTGTGTGTAAAAATTTTTTTGATCAAAAAGATCAATTGTTTCGAAGTAGTCACTTAAAAATTTATCAACAGTAAAAGGTGTTGATCTAACACTACTTGTCATTTTAATAAAATTACCATTTACAATATTACCGGTAATAGGGTCATTATAACTCTGAACATACTCATAATTAAAAATTCCTTCTCCTGATTTACCAATATAATCTGTACCAACAACCGCACTTATTGGTTGATTTAAATTTTGTATTCTATCATAAATTGATTTGTTCATTGCAAACGGAGGAACAAAATATGCGATAGGTTCTTTTTCGTATATTAATTTACCAAGTTTTGAATCTGAATTAGTTGTTAAAGTTTCAAAAAAATCGATAGATTGAACTTTTATATATTGAGTTTGGTTAAAACTAATCTGAAAATCCACGGAACACCCTAACGTTTTAATTATTGTTTCAGTCAAAATTTCTTTAAGATCTGGTTTTATTTCTTTTAAAGATTTTGTTAAAACTTTTTTTACATAGGAGTTAGTTTCCGCTCCACTACCTCTTGCTAACTTTATAAGGTTCACTAACTCTTCAAAGGCGGTTTTAGTTGTTTTTTGATATTCTTGTTTTTTTTCTGACCACTCAGTAAGTTGAGTTTTTAAAAATTTTTCATTTTTGTCAAAAGAATTAGAAACTTTTTTTTTTAAATTTTTTTGATCTTTTTTAAGTTCTTTGTATTTTGGGAAAACCTGAGCTTCTTTATCTAATTTTTTGAACCCTTCTGAAATATCTATCTGTGCCATAATAAAAATTACATTTTATATTTATTATCAGATTTAATGTCTTTTTTTAAAAGATTTTGAAATGTTGTATCATCTATATCTAAATCAGACAAAGTAAAATCTTCTTCTTTGTCTGTATTTTTTTGCCACATTTGTGCTTGTAATTTTGAAAGAGTTAATTTTTTCTCAACACAATCATTAATAATTTTTTGTTGTTTCTCTATGACAGGACCAATAAGAGTCATATCTTCAGGTTCTTTCATCATTGTTAGCATTTTATTTTGGATTCTAATCGCAGTATTTCTTTGCTCAACAAGTTCATTATATATCTCCTGCATCAATGACAACATAGATTCCTTAGATAAATTAATTTGTTTTTTTGACGGTCTTGGCATAATATATAAATATTATTTTTTTAATATTTCTTGAACTAAGTCAAAATATATTTTTTTATACTTTTTCAAAGAAGTTCTTATTTCTTTTGTTGATAGGTTGGTCATTTCTCTTATCTCAAATAAAATAATATTTTTGTTAAATTTGTTATTATTTGAATCTGGAAAAATTGTACCGTAATTTTCAAAAATGTCATAAATCGCAGAACCTAATTTATATTCCTGATCAGATATTATTTCAGATTCTAACGACAACCTCAATCTTTCTAAGAATTTTTTAATTATATATTCCGAACTTATACTATCGTCATCAATATAATAACACATATTCATATTGTTTGACAGATCACTTGAGATGTCTTCGTATGATATCTTACGATTCATTTCTTTTTGGTCTTTCATAATTTGACCCATCAAATAATTTTTACATATGGTACCAAAATAAGAATATGCCTTCTTTTCTTTAGAAGGTTTAAATTTCTCAATTTTAGTCATTAGAAAAGAATGAGTATCATTATGTATTTCCTCATAATTCATATCTTTCCTGTACAATTTATACCTTCTAATTATTGAAGATATCATTTTATCTAAAGGTTCTCTCAGAAACTCATTATAAATTTTATTTTTTTCATAATGAGTTTCTGCGACTAAAAAATTTCTAACAGCTTCTTCTTCTCTTTCGGCGAAGTAATTTGTTGTGCTAGGTTTTCTACCTTTCTTTTTCTTTTCTTCTATCTCGTTAATTTCATTTACTACTATCAAACTTCTTGATGTTCATAATTTATTTTTCTTTCTATATTATAAAAATATTCTTTTTTTGCCGAGTCGATCCAAAATTTAACTTCATCGGCACTTAATCTATCATCACTATTTTTGTAATTCCAAAATAAAGAACCTAATCTAAGATTCATATGTTTGTAACCAATTTTAGGTATTGTCATAATTCTTGATGAATTATGTGTTAATCTTAAAAAGAATTCATAACCAAAAGTTAATTTAATATTTGATTTTAAACCACCAATATTCAAAAACTTTTCTTTATTTATAATCATACCTGAAATTTGAAAATTTTGAAAATTTTGTAAAATTTCATTGGACAAAATTCCTATCTCGTTTGTTATGTTTGCTGCGAATGTTGCCTCGTTTGTAAATCCTGCAAATACCGCTTTATCATCAACATCCACTACAATAGGTAAAAATGCATCAACATCTTTATAAATATCCATATATTTTTTTGAAACTCTAAACCAAATTTTAGAGTACTCATCATCGAACTCTAACAAAGAAACCCAATTTGATGATGAAACTTCAACACCTCTATTTATTTGGTTGGCATAATTTGGTTCTTCAGTCCATTTTTCAAATTTAACATTAATACCGTCAAAATCGTAATTTGTTAAATAATTCTCAAGTTGTAGTTCATCACAATGAACAATAACTAATTCATCAAATTCATCTTTTTGGTTTTTTAATGATTGAATGCTTTTATCAAAAAAAGATTCAAAATCATAAGCGGTTCTTGTTTTTAAAGGTAATACTACCGAAATTGTATTTTTATTTTCCATAATAATTTATTCTATAGTTTGTAGTTTATTTAATTGATTTTCAAATCCTTCCATTCTTGTTGAAATTAACCTATCAAAAAGTTCTACAACATCGGATTCAAATTTTTCTTTAGATGGTAATGAATCAATAGTTTTTTTCATATTTTCATATAATGCTGGATTGATGTTGTCTTCTAACCAATTTTGAATAAAATCGGAAATAACATCAGTAACTATTGTTTTGTTATTAATCCAAACACCATTATCTTCATTCATCCATGTCGGTACAATATCAGGTACTAAACCAATAACAGGTATGTTCATTTTCATAGATTCCAAAGGAAAAGTTCCATATGAACTATATTGGTCAATCCAAACTGAAACAAAACTATCTTTCATTGCTTCTGCGAATTCTTGTTCTGACAAACCTCTTAAATCTCTGAATGTGAACCATCTATATTGTGGAAACTTAGCATAGAAAGATTTAATAAGATTTACTGTATCTCTATGATCTCTTGTATGTACGTTAATGATTGTTTTTGGTGGAAAAGGGTTCATAACAAAAGTATCTGAAATGTATGGTTCTACAACATCAAAAGAAACATTTCTCATTTGTGTTTCTAAATATTCTTTTTGTTTTTCAGATGTTGTTATACATTTTAAAAATCCTAATGAATTCCACGTTTGACCTGGCTGTAATGTCTCAAAGATGTAATCATATGATTGTGAAAGTACAATTTTACCACATGGTAATTTTGTAATTTGATCCATAACGAATCCGTAAATTTCGGGAATAATAATTAAATCTTCTGGTGAGATCTCTAAGTTTGTACCCTCAATTGCTTTGTGACTTAAAGTCATATATTCTTCACCTAACCAACTTGACACTCCGTAGTAATCAGGTTTTTCGTGAAGCATTATTGAGTTGTACCCATTATTTTTTAAAGACAACGCCATTTGGTAAATATATCTTACCGAAGCTTTTGCATTTCCTTTCGTGTCTTGTACCAAGAAATATATTCTTGATTTTTTCTCCCTCATGTTGGAGATTGCGTTTTCTAATTTAGAAATTTGTTCGTTAGTCATAACTTTTTAGAATTTATTTATTATTTTATTAACAAGTAATGTGTTAAATGATAGTTTAAAAGGTATTGTTAATTCGCTATTATTAGGTCCCAACTTTTCATCCACTTCTTCTACTTCGGATAAAATTGTTTCTAACATCATTTTTACAACTTCATATTTAACAATGTGAATTTGAGTTTCACCTGACGGGTTTTCAATTTGTAATTGTTTATCTAAAACATCTAAATCAATGTAATAGTTTTCATTTAAAATTTTAATCATTTTTAAAGTTTTTCTATCAATTTTTTAAACTCAGATAGATTTGATATTTCATATTCTGAATTTATGTGTTTATTGTAGTTAGTATTGTATTTTACAACAATCTTCCCATCTAACTTATTTAATAATAAAGAAGGATCTGCGGTAAGTAAAACATCTATTTCATTCCACATGTCATTTTTTGTGATTTCACTGTAAAATATGATTTTTTCGATTAAACAACCAAACTTTGAAAGAAAAAATAGGGATGCTGGTTTAGATTTACCAATCTCATTTGATACGATTAAAAAATTGTACTTGTCTCTAAACTCGACATACAAATCATTTAAAGTGTTAAATGAATTTATTTCTGTTGATGGAGAATGTCCAAATAACTCCATGGTATATTCTTCATACATGAAACTAAAAAGTTCATCTTTATTTTTAAATGAAAAGTGTTTATCAAGTTCTAAACTAGTCACATCGGACAGAATTTCATATACAAAATTATCTTCTTCAAGATCAATTGATTCAGTGTTTCCTGACAAATCAACATTGTATGTTTGAACTGAAAAAGTATTATTTTCTGACTCAATCAAATACTTTTCGTAGATTTGTGTAAATTTTGTGATATTGTCTCTTAAGACTCCATTTAAATCAATTGCTATCCTCATCATATTTTTTTAATATTTTAGTAATTATAGGATTTCTAACACCGTCTTTTTCGCCAAATTCAAAAACTCCAATTCCTGGAATTCCGTTGAACCTTAGTATCGCATCATAAAGTCCTGAGTGTTTTTTGTCTTTATATCTATCGGTTTGCTCAATATCTCCCGATATAAAAAACTTACTATTGGCTCCAATTCTTGTCAATAATAATTTCATTTGTTTTGGTGTTGCGTTTTGAGCTTCTTCGAAGATTAAAATTGCATTGTCTATTGTCATACCTCTCATGTATGCCAAAGCAAATACTTCTATAATATCAGCCTCTTTTAATTTTTCTCTCGAATCTTTTCCAATTATTTTATTCAAAAGATAATAAGATGGAAAAATGTACGGGTCTAATTTTTCTTCTAAATTTCCCGGTAATGCTCCTAATTTTTCTTCGGCCTCTACGGCTGGTCTTACAATTATTATTTTATCATATCCGTTACCACCCTCCAATAATAGATCCACCGCAGTTTTCATTGCTATGAAACTTTTACCAACTCCCGCAGGACCAGAACAAATTGTTATTTGATTGTTCAAAAGTGTTTCATAATAAATTTTTTGATTTTCAGTTAAAAATTTACTTTTTGATTTTTTTTTAACTACTTGTTCGATTATGTCTCTTTTGGAATTTAGAAGAACTTCATTATCTTCTGTTTGTTGTGTTTTTTTTCTCATTTACTATGAATAAAAGTTTATGGTTTTTGAAAATCCTTCCTCTTCATGATAACAGGTTAATTTGTCTATAAAAATTCCTGTTTGACTATTAGAGGTTAGAAATTCTTTAGTTCTTTCCCACAAGTCCGCATCTGCAGGTAACCCAACTTTACCTGTTTCTAAATATAAATCCCTGTATCGTAATGGGATTTCTTTAAAATTCATACAAACTGAAGAGTGTATTAAAGAACTGCTTGATGGTAAAAATTCATTATATTTCTTTTTAGTTAGTATATTTGGTAAATAATTATTTGGGGATAAACGAGTTGATTTAGTACAAATCCAATTACTATTAGTTTCATTAATGCATTTTGATATTTCGTCTAAATGGTCATTAGACCACCAATCATCATGATCTAAATGACAAATATATTCGTAACCCTCATTTAGAGCCATTTCTATACCAATGTTAGTTGCATTTACACCACCATATAGCCAAATTGCTCTTGGGATAAGATAATTATCCCTTTCTTTTGCCTCTAATAAATTTGTAAAAAATATTTTTTTACCGTCATATTTTTTTAAAATCTCTAAAACTTCGATTTCGTTTTCATATTTATCACCCATTAAAAAAATTTTAAAATTTTGGTAAGTTTGGTTGAAAACGGAATCTAAGGCTCTCGTTAAATATTTTGATGTATTACCATCTTTTCTGTGATAAGTTGGTATAACTATGGCTATTTTCATTTTGTTTTTTTAAGGTTAAATACTAATAATTTAATTCAATAACATTTGGTAGTTCTTAGGAAGATATACGTTATTTTCAGGTTCTATTAGTGTATAGGTTATGTTTTTATTTTCTCTTTTAAATAAATCTTTTCCTGATTCTATAACTGAAAGAATGTGATTATCATTTAAAAATTCATCTCTATTGTATTCTTGGTGTGAAAAATTTTTAATTTTATTTTTGATAAAATCAACATCACCAAAATATGAAAAATGCCAACCACCTTTTTCAATGATTGTTCCGTCTTTTATTCTAATGTGTTGAGGTAAATTTGTTTTAGAATAATGTCTAAAATTACATATTTTTGCCCAATGCCACCTACCATTAAATTTACATTTAATATTATAGTAGTACATATCTTGACCTAAATTGTGAGGACCGTCTATCAAACCTTTATTTTTAATCTCACTCAACGTATCAACATCTGGTATTTCATCAACATCACTAACAATGATTATATCTTCTTCATCCAAGTTTAATTTTGAAATACCTAAATGAATTGAGTTTCTTTGGTTATATTCATTATTCCAAGCGTTTGTATCATTAAGGTCATCTACAACAATATGAATAATTTTATGAAGATATTCTTTAAAATTTTCTTTATTTTGTTCGAAAAACAATTCTTTATCGTTTCCTGTAAATGTTTTGGTTGATTCAACAAGTACAAAAAAATCTACAACATCATTTAATTCTTTTAACCTAAACTCTAACATTTTCATTTCATTATAAAAAATGAAACAATCTATTATTTTTCTATCCATATTTTTTTATTTTTTAATAATTGATGTGACGCTATCAGTATAATCATTTTTATTTTTTGTAAAAATTTCCACATCTTTAAATTCTTTTTTAATTGATTCTAAATTATTTACTAGTTTTTTATTAGTTAAAAAATCATATGTTGTAGTTTCACTATTAACATATTCTGGTCTGAATGATGTGTGTAAATCCTCAACCACATAAAATCCGTTGTTTTTTAATTTTGGCCATAACAACTCTAAAGATTTTTGCTGATGAGAAGTTAAATGACTTCCATCATCAATAATTATGGTAAAAAAATCATCGTCGAATAATTTTGATAAACTCGGATCGTCCTGTGAAATTTTATTATAAACAAATCTTTCGTGTTTAAACTTGACATCAATTATGTCTAAACAATAAATTTTTGCATTTTCAAAATACTCTAACCACGTAAATACTGAAGATCCATTTAAAAAACCAATTTCAAGAATGTTAATTTTTTCAAATCTAAGATCTTTAAACTTTTGATCGTAAAATTCCATAAAATTATGGTGCGTTGATTTATCAGTACCATTTTTTAATCCTATTTCTTGTAGTGTCATATTATTTTTTGTTATTCCATTTATTTGTAAAGTTCCTCATCAAACCATCGGTCATTTTATAATTTTATACAATATTCCATTTTTTTATCATCTCATGAATTAACCCATCAGTCATTTCATGTTTTTTTTCATTCTCAATAAAATGATGACTTTTACTAAGAAGGTGTGTCACTTTAGAGTCGGTTATAAGTGCGTGTTTTATTCTATGTTTGATCAAAGTCATAGCATAGTCATTATCTTGATACCAAAATTTAAATTTCTCATCAAATCCCCCTATTTGGTCAATTACACTTCTTTTAACTAAGATTGACCATCCCGTGATTTCGTAAGATGTTCTAAATCCATAATAAATTTTAATGTTTCTATTAAATTCGTTATGTCTAAACCAAGTATCATCAATCGGGCTCATTGATAAAAGATCTTTATCAAATTCGTTTGCTTCAATCATTTTGTCAAGAAAGTTTTCGTGGTATATTGTATCATTGTTTGAAATTAATATCCATTCATTTTTACAAAATTCTAAACCAATATTTAAAAATCGATTATAATTAAATTCTTCATCAGGTTGAATTACCAAGACATTAGTTTGAGGATAATCAAACTTTCTATCTTTGTTTGTCTCAACTAAAATTATATTAAATTTGTGTTCGGTTGTACTATTATTAATACTATCAATACAATCGTTATTCATTTTAAAAATTGAGTCGTCTTTCACATAACTCAATATTATAACATCTATTTCCATTATCTAATACTATAAAGATAGTTTATTGTTTTGTAAACGACATCAACATTAAACAAAGGAGTTTCAGTTGGTGTTACACCATGTTTTTGTTTATAATGTTCTGTACCCTTTATAAAATTTTCATTCCACTCAGGAGTTCTTGCGATTGTACTTTCCGCAATCGAATTTGGTATGTCTGTTAAATACTCCCAACTTTTTTCGATATCTGCAAAATACCAAAATGGAGGGTGAAAATTATTTTTTATTGTTTGAAAAGTATGCTCAACGTGTTCCCATGCGTTTTTAAACATAGGATCAAATAACCCAATTTTCTCCAAAACTGATCTATGATAATAAGAAAATGCCCCCACACAATTTGGATACAGAGGAATTTTAATTCCTTCAGGGTATGGTATAATTATTCTTGGATTTGGTTCTCCATCAACATCTTTTCTATCCTCCAAATTTTTAAACCCTGTCGATCCTGTTTTATTTGCTGGTCCGTGCAGACCGAAATTTAAATGTTTGATTCCTGATATTACCGATTGTCTAATGTATTGTTCAAAAACTTTTTCGTCTTTTATTAAAATATCATCTTCCATAAGAAATATATGTTCGCACCCTTGGTCTAACAAGTATTGTAATGCCGAATTTTTTGCTGCTCCGACACACATATTTGTCTCGTGTTGTATTAAATGTGCTTGTTCAGGGTAAGAAGAATTATCATATGGTGTCCCATCATTTACAATGACAAAATGTTTCATCCATTTGGGAACCGTAAATGCACTTTGTTTTATTCTATGTTCGGCCTTATAAGTTGTCATACCAATACCGACCTTATCAATATCAAAAAACATTTTTTCTTCCAATGTTCTATTATTTGAGAGTCTTACCGGTAAATTAGATTTATATTTTTCTTCAAATTGTTTTTTATTTTCCTCCCATTGTTCGTTTGTCATACCTATTGATTTATGGGTTACACGAATCAAAGTTGTTACCGCTAATTTCACACCATTAATATGGTTTTCAAAACAAAATGGGATTTCATAAAAGTGAAACCCTTTAAAATTCTCATCAAAAGAATTTTTGATTTTATTTTTATCAACAGCAAAGAATAATCCATCCAAGACAACAACTTCTTTTAGTTTATTTCCTTGATCTTGTGAGTATGTATTAGTCCATTTTTTACCTTCGTGTTTATGAGATACGATACCCGTCATAGATTCTTTCATAGACCACCAACGACCATCGATAAGATCCGTAGTTCCTGCAATCCCAATTATACCAAATTCAGGGTTTTTAGAAAATAATTTTACTAATTTTTCACCCCAATTTTTTGTATCAAATTCAATGTCATCGTGACAAAAAACAACAATATTATTTTTTGATTCATTTAAAATTTCATTATAAATTTGAGCTAATCCTTTTTCTCCATTATTAACTTTTTCAATTACTTCATAATGTTTGTTACCCCCACAACTTTTTTTTATGTATTCCGCTAGTTGAGGGTTATGACTTCTTGTTGAGTATCCGATTGTTATCATTCTCGTTTTCTATTTCTTTTAATATTTTTTCTAAAATTTCTTTTTTTTCTATCATGTATCGATTCCACCACCCATCGTTATAAGACGACATAATCAATTCTTGATTTACAGAATCCAATTCATTTATTATTTTTTCTTTTGTTTTCATATTCCTGAACTACCAAAACCATTATCTCCTCTATCCTTTTTTTCAAAATTTCCAACTTCAACTAAATCAACCCACCTTCCTGAAACTACGGGACAAAGAACCCCTTGTGCAATTTTTTGACCTTTTTGTATTTTAACTTTTTCTTTTGTGGTATTAAATAAAATAACTTTGATTTCACCTATATAACCTTGATCGACAGTACCAGGTGAGTTTAACACCATTAGACCTTGGTTTAATGCTAAACCACTTTTTGATCTAATTTGTAATTCATAATTTTGCGGTATGTCAAAATGTATTCCTGTTGAAATTAACGCTCTGTCCAATGGGAAAATCCATTTTTCTTCACTTGAATATAAATCAAATCCGGAATCTGACTCATATACGTATGAAGGAGTTATAGCGTCAGAATTTAGTTTTTTAAATTTAAATTCTAATTTTTCATTTTCTAAATCCTCCGCTTCTTGCTCAATGCCCATTACATCAAATCCAAAGTATTCATTCATTTGATCAAAATTAATATTATCAATATCCGATACATCGAATGAATTTAACAAATCGTTAAGTTCTTCTTCAGAAAATTTTTCTTCTTCCATTATTTTAAACTTTTTAATTTCATTATTGCGTCAATCAATACCTCAACATCCCTTTCACAATAGTCTGAAATTTCTTTTAATCTGTTGTGACTCCAATATGCTTCATGAACCATTCCACCATTAACCTCACCGTCTTTTGGTGTTGGAATATCTAAACATGCACACATAAGATCTAAAGAACCAATGGCGGTGTAGGCTCCGTATTGCCAAATTTCTTTTGTATCGATTGCTTTAACCTCCCAAGGCTTTGTATCGTATGAAGGAAGAATCTTTGATGGCATAATACCATTAACAATCATTCGTTTTGCCAACATCGGAATATCAAAGTTTTTTAAATTATGACCACAAAGATAAAAATCCAATTTATAACATCTGTTTAAAAGATCTCTAACTTCTAAAAGTAATTGATATTCATCATCTCCTGAAAATGTTTGTTTTTTAGTCTCTCCATTATCTAAAACGAAAGCCATAGACACACACACAATTTTAGCAAATTCAGGAACAAGTGCTGCTCTTTTTCTAAAAACTATGTCCATATGTTCTTCAGTTGTTCTATCTTCACCAAATTCTTTATCTTCGGGAAATCTTTTTAAAAACCAATCAAAATATTTATCATATTGTTCTGCAACTCTTGGATTAGTTTTAATACATGATTGGTAGTCGGCACATCCCCCAACGGTTTCAATGTCTAAAAATAAAATTTTTGTTAGTGGTATATTAATCATTTCTTATTTAATTAAAGATTTATAAAATTCAGCTCTTGTAATCGAAACTTTATTTAGGTCATATCTGTCTTTTACGGTTTCATATAGTCTTTCACCAAGATCGGAAATCATATTTGGATTGTCAACCAACCTTTTAATTGATTGAGTCCAATCTTTGTGATTTCTAACCTCATCAACCAATAGTGCATTTCCATCGGAAAATTTACCATCGTTGTATGCATTTTTTAAATCGATGGTGTAAGGGCCAACATTTGACGCGATTAATGCTTTTTTGTAGAAACCTGCTTCGATTACTTTTAATTGTGATTTTAATCTATTGAATACATGGTTTTTAATTGGTGCCAATGAAATATCAAATTTCGAATAGTTTCTTGCGTATGACTCGACAGGTCTTGTCCAAACTCGAACATAGTTTTCATTTTGAATTGCGGGATAATCTCCTTCTTGGAATTTATCTAAAAATGATTTGTATTCAGGTGAAATAATTTTATAATTGTTTGTGAAGATTTGTTCGTATTTTACCCACACGGTTTCTTGTGGTTTAATAGCTCTTTGTTTTTTCTCACCCGTTGCTTGATTAATTTCCGTAACTACACCTCGAGTATCAAAACCACAAACATAATATTGTAGTTTATCTTGTAGTGATGACAATTTAGAAACCATACCATCTAACAATTTTAAATCGTGTAAATGGGATGAACCACCTAACCAACCTACTCTAATTTTTTCTGATGGTAATGTAGGTTCATTAAATTGTTCTTCACTTGGGTCAATTGCATTTGGTAAAACAAATACATTTTTATTAAATTTTCTAATCTCGTTTGCAAATAATTCAGTTGTTGTTGTGACATAATCACAAACTTTTAAATTTGCAATAATTTTTTTGTGAATTTGGTTTTGTATGATTAAATCATGAATTGGGTGTTCTTTAGTTGGTAACCAATAATCGTCAATGTCACCAATAACAACAATGCCCATAGACTTTAATTTCTGTATAATATTTGGGGACTCATCCATATCTCTTCCGATACTTCGGTGAAAATGTACGATTTGATAATTTTTCCAATAGTTATCATCTTGAACGTTTGGTTCGTAGTCAATGTCGATTTGAAAATCGTTTAAGAAATGTTTTTGTAAATTTACGTGAGGGTCTACTGATCTGTATCTACCAACTCCCGCTCTGTCTGAAGGTAATACTAAAATATTAATTTTTTGCATATGATTTTTAACAAAAGATAAATGAATCCATTGGAATAATCAACAACAAAAAACCCACCTTTTAAAGTGGGTTATGTTTTTTTTATTTAGAAACTCGTTTGATTTTAGTTAGTTTTCCCTCGAAGATCCTATCACCGACTCTGAATTTAAAAACTTCATTAGAGTTACTTTCTGATTCAACCAATAAACCATTTTCATATAAGACTTCTTCTACCGTTTCTCTAACAATATTTTTTATTTCTTCAGAAGTAATAGAGTTTGAAACAGGTTGTTGAGTTTGAGATTTTTGTGGTCTATTTTCACTTAGAACATCACCTTTCGCATTTACGTTCATAAGACGAGATGCCTTTTCAACCAATTCATTACTTAAAATTGAGTTAGAACCCGCACCCATATTAGGTTGTTCGATTGGGTGCTCAATCATTAATCTTTTTATTTCATCAGGTAGTTTTGAATTTAAAATTCTATCTTGGCTTGGGGCTCCTTTAGGGATCTCAATTTTTGGTGTTTGTTGTTCTTGTAAAAACTCTTGTGGTAAATTGTAAGTTGCATTTACTGGTTGGTATTCCTCAACATTTGGTGATGAAAAACCGCCAGAACTTGCACCACCCCTACCAATTTGGTCGTGTCTTTCCATTATCTTTTTAGATACCATCAATTTTTGTAAAAGTTCTTGTTCTGAATTCATATTATTTTAATTTTAACTTTATACAGGTCTATCAAACTTTGCATTTACAATCACTTTTGACATACTTTTATCTCCATTCGGATTATAGTTTGGTCTTGGTTCATTAAATGTTTCTGCCGATGGTTGATAATAAGTTATTCTATCGACTCTGAATAATCTCCATCCTGGTAGTGGTTTTTTACCTAAATATGCGGTGTGAGAAGCTCCCTCGTAATCCCAAGCTCTTAACACAGGATTATCAGATTTACTATACCCATAACATACAGGTTCAATAACTCTAAGTCCTCTACCACCTGGCTCATCACCTTCATAGTAAATTACAACTCTCTTTCGATTCCTAATAGAATCAACAATATTATCAATTGCTGCTACCTCAAGAATAAGATTTTCAAGTGTATTGTAAAGTTTCATTATGCTGATGGTGTTGTATAAGGTTTTTCTTTTTGATATTCATTAATTTTTATTTCGTTAATTCTTTCAACATTATCTATTGAAGAACCACCGTTTGAGGTGTCTAAAAAAACACCCGTACCTTTACCGAACTCATCACCATCAGAAACTGCATCTTTATTAACCGCAGAATATTTGTTAGTTTCCTTATAATCGTTTTTAGGAAACAGCCTTTTTCTTTGTTCGTCAGCAATTGAGGACATTTCATTTTCGGGTTGGTTGTAATTTAATCTTTCTGTAACTGGCATTTTAAATTATTTTTTTTATTATTTGGTTTATCCTTTGTAAGTCTTCTCTAATTTTTATATCCTGAACGAAAGTACTATGTTCTTTGGATGGTCTATTCATATCGGCCAACCAACCCATGCTATCGATTAAATCATCATTTACATCATCAGGCATGTAATCGTTTTTTACATCATTATGAAATTCATCACCACTTCTTAGATCTCCAATAGTCTTTTCAACCCAATTTTTAACATAGTCAGCACCATTTAATATATATGGAGCATCTTTACCATCACCAGCATAATTATCAAACCAATTTTTAATTCTACCTAATTGTTGGTAAGTCACATGTCCTGATTTTCTTAATTCTTCATTTCTTTTGTGACCTTGTATTGTTGGGTCAGAATTTGGAAACATGTCATAACATTTTTGCAAATACTCCGTAACCTCTTTAGGTAAAGGGATAGTTTTATTATATAAATTACTATTCACCTGTTTTTAAATGTTTAATTAGTTTATCTATACTTACACCTTCTTTTTCTGCGAGTCTCTTGATTGCTTCAATATTTCTTATTAACAATTTCGATATTACGCTATCGTCATTGTCTTTTTCATCATTTTTTTTTGTTTTTACAACATCATTAGATTTATTTTTTTTACTTAATAAAATTTCATCTAACATTTTTTGCATTTTTCCTTTCTCCAATTCAGATAATCTTCGTTTAGAAAAACAATCTTTACAAAATCCATTTTCTTTTTGTTTTTCTAATTGATCGTCATACTCAGGATCAAATCCCATTGTTTCCAATCTATCATTTCTTTCAAATGGATCTTCTACTCCCATTTTTTTTAATATTTTTGAGGCTTCTTTGTAACTTTTTGCATCTTCAGTTTCCTCATAACCAAAAGCATCTTCCATATTTATTTCACCTAACAAATTATCAACTTCCTCCTCAGATTCACCATAATAAACACGAATAAATGGAAATTGAGATGCCTTTGTCATTCTCACGGTTTGGTCGGTTGTATTTTTAGTTACTTGTCTTTGATTTAACATTGGGATATTAGATCCCAAAAAAGATCCATCAGCACCAACAAATTCATCTAATTCGCCATCTAACTTAACGTCTTTTTCCTTTTTTTGTATTTTATTAAAAATTTTTTTTAATTGATCTTTTGTAAATTTTTTACCCGATGAAATTATTTTTTTTATAAAATTTTTTACTTTATTTAAATCTTCTTTTAGGAAAACAATTTCGGAATCTTGGTCTTTTGACTCTTTTAACGTTTTACCAACAGAATAATAAACCGAAAATTTATCACCCCTATCTTTAAGATAAAAGTAATGTTCATTACTAAAGTATTCTTTTCCGAATTCTAACATAATAGTTTTTTTACAATAAATACTTTGATATGTTGTATTTATAGATAAAAACATGGCGTATCAAAATATAAATCAATATGTTTATCAAAAGTGGAAATTAAAACTTGTCTATGATGGTCAAGATATGTCACTTGCATCCGATGAACGAGATTTTAATGAAGAGGTAGTTTTTTCACCTTTTTTGATCGCCCAAACATATGGAAAAAAATTACCAATATATTTTGATATTAATAGTTCAGAATCTTGGATTCCAAAAAATTTAACATATAAAAATTATAATGAAGAAAATTTATTTGTTTCTGAAAACTATTATGAACCTGATAATTTAGATATTGATTGTTTTGAGATAAACCAATCCTGTGATATTGGTTTAACAGGTATAGATAACGGATTGGTTGATAAAATGACAGGTGAAACAATAACTTTTACCAACGGACTATTCAACGACTATTTAAAATTTGATAGACTATATTTTGATAGAAGGTTAAAATTATTTCAAGTTACTGGATATACAGGAACTTACAGTAGATTTTCAGGAATAACCGCACAAACATTATACGAAGTAGTTTCAAAAGAAAATTTACAAGTTGGTAAGTATCACGAACTATATGGTGGTTTTTATCAAGGGTTTTATAAGTTATTTGGTTACGATTATAACATTTTACCTGATCGAATGAATAAAGGTTGGTCAATTGAAATGTTACTAAAACCTCGTTTCATTAATGAATACTTACCAAGTCCAGGTGAAACAACTTTAAATGAAATATATCCGAATAATAAAAATACATTTTTTTATTTAGGTACGAGAGCAGAAAATAAATTTTATCACCACGCCGATGGAACGGCACCTTGTTTTACAGGATATACAAGAGTTACAACTCCTTTGGCAAATTGTGTATCAACTTGTAGTTGTTGTGATCCTGAAATTTTTAATAGTAGATGTATTTTTATATATCCACCAAGATCTCAAAATAATCAACATGATCCACATGTTAATTACGGATGTAATGTTTGTAATGGTGATAATACCAAAAAAATACAATGTGGTTGTGATTGTAATGAATTACCTTGTCAATCATGTGGGTGGGAATGTCAAACTCATGTGTGTCCAATATACTTTAAAAGAGTGTTGTCATTTAGCATATGTAACGATAATGGTACGATAGATGATAATTTTGATGTATATTTTAATAACCATTTGGTTGGTAGTGTTGTCTTTTCAGCAAACTCAGTAACAAATTATATTTTTGTCGCCGATAACACATCACCGTCAATTTCATTTAGTGGGATTCCATATACTTGTAGTGGTACGACAAATATTATTAGATTTTCTGAAGATAAAGTAAGAGATGGTCAAAATTTAATCAAACTTTATAATGTAAAAAATAATAACAACGGAAATTCAGGTATTGTTGAAGTAAAACAATTTTCTCTAACAGGAAGTACTTTAGTCGAACCTACAACAATTGATAATTTTACATTTTCAGGAGTTTCAAACCAAGATTATAATTTTTATTTTAATTATGGTCACATTATTCCTGGTATAACACCAACACCGGTACCAACACCATCACCAACTCCGACTTGTGATGCTCCACCACCACCTTCATGTACTCCAAAATGTCATTCATGTGATAGTTGTGGGGGGTCTTGTTATCCAGGTTCCACTTGTGGATGTGGATGTAGTGGAGTTCAGTCGAATCCTTTTGACACTATCGAGGATACTTGTGAAAAAGATCCTAAAATGGATACCTTATCAAATAACATTTCACTAAGACTTTGTGGTGACCCTAAAAATCCCGGAATTGGAGTTAGAGTTTTAAAAATTACGGGTGATTGTGAAACAACAGGTACTTGTGTGACAGGACAAACTTATGTAACAGGATATACTATTCAAGATATATGCACACCACCAATCTACCCATATTGTTTGAATGTAAATCCAGAATGGTTAGATGATGAACATTGGTTTCAAGTTAATGTGGTTTGGGAAAGATATACATTTATAGAAGAATGTGATTTATTTTGGTATGGAGGTTTGGGTGTTATAACCCAAGAAGAATACTTACAATCATTAGCAAATAATGCACAATCACTAATAGCACCTCCATACACAAATGATCAGTCTGTTGCCGAAAAAATTACATTGGTTCAAATGAACCAACTTTGGTTAGAACAAGAAAAATACAGAAGAGGTAGATTAAAAATTTATATTAACGGAAAAATATTTTACACAATTGAGGATTTTGAAGAAGTAATCCCAAGAGCTTTGAATACCGATAAAGAAAGACAATTGGGTGTTCCGTTTAGTGTTTCTTGGGGTGGTGGAACGCAAGGATTACATGAAAATTTAACTTTTTCGAGTTGTTCAGGACTAACGGGTAATTATATTCAAGATCCCGAGTGTCTTCCAACAAACATTTTAAACAATTCCTCATTGTCAGGAATGCAAACCAATATTTTATTAGAACAAAATTTTGGTGGTACTTTTGAGGGTGGAATTTCACAATTTAGAATGTATGTTGAGCCATTAGGAAGTGATGAGGTTAAACATAATTTCAAATTACTCAAGGACAAATTTTTAATGTTTGATCCTGATTGTCCTGATTGCCAAACTAAGTTCTGCCCACCTAATGATTTCACTTATGAAATTATACCAGTTCCGTCTCCAACACCATTACCAACTACCACACCGACACCAACTCCTACACCAACACCGTCACCTTCACCATTACCTTTTGAAGTTACTGTTCTAATTTTAATTATACAAGGATCAATTAAAATACAATCATATTTAAATTACAACTATCCGTTAGATACAAATAGTTGTGTCTTATTTACTTTGAATATTGTAAAGTTGGATGGAACTTTATTGGAAATACCTTATGAGGTTGAATTTGATGCGGGTCAAACAACGGCACAGATTGAGACTATACTTGACGATGATTTTTCAACGGTATCTGATCAAGCATATTGTACCAATGCCGAACTTAGCGGAGCAACAGTAGATGTAAGATTCAAAGAAGAAATTATATCTCAAGTAACACCAACGCCAACACCAACTACAACTCCTACACCAACGCCAACTACTACTCCTACACCAACGCCAACTACTACACCAACTAACACACCAACACCTACACCAACCCCTACACCAACGACTACACCTAGAAATACTACAACACCAACACCTACGCCTACATCGACAACTACACCAACACCTACGCCTACTAACACTCCTACACCAACACCTACCGCAACTCCTGGTGCAACGCCAACGACTACACCAACAAATACACCTACGCCAACACCTACTTCGACTAACACACCAACACCGACACCGACATCTACAACAACTCCTACTCCTACACCGACATCTACAACAACACCTACTCCTACACCGACATCGACAAGTACCCCAACACCTACACCTACTCCTACACCGACATCAACAACAACACCTACTCCTACACCGACATCAACAAGTACTCCTACACCGACCCCAACACCAAGTCCGTCTGTAGGTCCTACAATTTATTTTGGAAAATTATCAACTCCTGATTTCACAGCTGGACAAGAAATATTATTGATTGACACCCAATCATTTGATTCGACAAACATTCATATAATGATACCTCAAGGTGGTGGTTATGGTTATTATTTAATACCAGAAGATATGACACAACCTTCATTAGTTAGAAACAGCTCCGAAGGATGTGCAGGATTTGTCGTTCCAATAATTTCAAAACCTAATGTAACAATACCTGACATTTTTGGTAACCTCACTATTTATAAAGTATATAGAACCTATGTATCAACTTATGCTCAAGTTGATCTGTGGTTATGTGAATAATATTTTATGAATATAATAAGGTTAGATGGCTGATTTTAGTAATATTGGTGGCGTTGGTATTATGGGTTTCATCTCCCCAATGGACACTCGAGATACGTATGCGGTAATTGATCCACTATATGGTATTGATGGTATCAGAAATGTTGGTTCTGAGTCAGATTTGAACTTGATACCATACGATCGAAGAAGATCAGGAATGATTGTTGGAGTCGAGGGAGGTAATAGATACTTCAAACTTAAAGACATTACTTGGTCTTTTAATATCAATGATTGGCAAGAAATATTTCTTTATACAATTCCTCAATCTGCAATAACAACAAATGAAATCACAGGTGGTAGTGTAGATTACTCGGCACAAACTTTAACTCTATTGACCAGTAATGGAAGTGAAATTATTATCACAGGAGTTACTGATACTTACGTTATAGGTGGAAATTATAACTCAAGTGGATCGACTTTGGAATTGGTCGATAATTACGGGGGAGTCGTTGAAATTACAGGATTTTCCCAATCTCAATCTATTTCAGTTCAACCAGATTCAGGTCTTGGTTTAGATGAAAATACGTTATTTACCACTTATAATACTTTATTGGATTCGACTTTAGAAATGGCATCCACAATAGGGGGCTTACCTGCAGGAACTTCAGTGTCTGATTTATCAGGTAGAACATTTGTATCGATATTAGATGAAATGTTTTTTCCAACCCTTCAACCTACATACACCACACCAACTATTACTATTAGTAATAATAACACAACAGTAGAAGTGGGATCAACTTATTCTGCAAATTTAATTGCAAGTGCAACAAAAAATGACGCAGGAAACTTTACCTATTTAGAAATTATTCGAAACAACTCGACCTCGTTAATTTCTACAAACATACCTGATTTTTTACAAACAAGAAATTCACCCGACCAATATGGTTATGTTGATCCAAATAACCCCAATTACATTTTTTCATTATCATATAGTGAAACTTATGTTATTCCTACGGGAGTTACTATTTCATCAACAACTTATAAATCGAGAGGAAATTATTTATCAGGATTGGCGAAAAAAACAAATAAAGGTTTAGATGATAAAACAACTCCTCAAGTAAGATCGACAAACGCACCTCAACTAGCTGCAAATTCATATGATTCTTCCACTAAAACTATTACAGGAATATTCCCTTATTATTATGGAAAATCATCGACAGAAATTACGGTTCAAAATATTATTAATTCAATAGTTTCGGGGACTGCAAACAAAGTACTTGCAAGTGCGTCGGGAAATCTCACAATAACTTATAACGCATCAACTGAGTTTTTATGGTTTGCACATTTATCATCATATGGTTTAAAATCTCAATGGTATATGGCGGCCGATAATAAAGGTTTAATGTCCAATTCGAGTTTGTTTGATCCAGGTACTATCGGGATAGTAAGTAGTGAGCTCGGATATTGGTCAAACGCCAGTTTTTACATTTATTTGGGAAATTATAAAACAACACTAAACACAATAACTTTGGGTAACGGATTATTCTAAATCATGGCAATATTAATTAATGATAATTTAAATCCACTAGCACCCAAGATCTTAGATAATAGATATGGACCCTATACTTCGACCACTGAAGCCAATTTAGCGATCGACGTATCTTTTAGAGTTGTTGGTTTAACGGTGGGTATTTTATCAGGTGATACCGTATTTTCAGGAGGACGTTATGTTTCTGCGTCCGAAGGTATTGTTGAATATTGGTATTACGCAGGAATTACTGATTCTGATTTAGTTTTAAAGTCCGATTGCACAACTCAATGTGGAGATCCAAATTTTGTTGATAAAGAAGTTTTATATCCTGTTGATGGTGTAAATAAACTATTCACATTACGATATACTCCTGAAATAAATTCTGAATCCATTTATTATAATGGTCTTTTACAAAAAGAAGGTATAAATGCCGATTATATAATAATTGGAAGAACAATTGAGTTTAATGTTGCACCATTTGCAAATAGTAGATTATTAGCGTCATATAGAACATACTCTGAAATTAACTTTGTTGATAATGAAACTCCTATGGGATTAATTAATGGTGTTAATACTGTATTTGAATTGTCTATTACACCAATTGAGGGTAGCGATCATATTTATTTGAACGGTTTACTACAAGATGAAGGAGTTATGTTTGATTACGATATTACGGGTAAAATAATAACATTCAATATTCCACCACCAATCGGTAGCATAATATTATGTTCATACAGATTTAATTAAAAAAAAAGTAAAAATTACTTAAACAAAGAAAAAAAATAACATATTTATAAAAAGAACAAAAAATTAAAAATGGAACAAGAAGAAAAATATACAACAAGTGACCTATATTTGGGAGCTTATTTGAAATTGAAGGGGTTTAAAATGATTCTTGAAAAACAAAGAAATAAAGCGATTTTTGTGTTTGAAAAAACAGAAGAATTACAACAAGAAGTTAATAACTATTTGAATGAGAGTGGTTCTTGTGAACCTCTTTTATATACAAATTCTATTAAGAATTTAAAAAACTTATTATATAATTTGTAAAATTTTTGAATTTTTCAAATATATAAAATATTTATATGTAGATCAAAGTCTTATCTAGACGATTATTAATATTCTTATTTATCCTTTTATTTAAATTTATAAACATATTAAGTGAATAACCCATTTTAGGTTGTTCAGGTCTGAATTTGTATGTATCATTAAAACATAAAATTTGAGTTGAATTTTATGATGTGAAAGAACATTTAAAGTATAAAAAATAATTTTTTTTTTATGGCTACAAACACTAGAATAGTCTTAGACTTACAATCAGACTTATTTTTGACCAGTCCAGTAATAACTAACCCATCAGGTATTACCGCAACAAACATTGAATTTTTAGGTAATAGCACTTTTGGACCCTCAACTAACAATGTTACTGCGGCTTTAAATGAATTGGGAGTTGAATTATCAACTGAAGAATCATCTAGAATTTCAGGTGATGCATCATTAACAACAAGAGTATCAACTGAAGAATCTACAAGAAATTCTGCGGATACATCATTAACAACAAGAGTTTCTTCTGAAGAATCAAGAGCTACTTCTGCTGAGTTAGTATTAACTAACAATTTATCTGCTGAAGTTTCTACAAGATCTTCTGCTGACGCTTCATTAGCAGCAACTATTTCCACGAATGCTTCTGCTGACGCATCTTTAGAGACTAGAATTTCTACTGAAGAATCTACAAGATCTTCTGCTG